ATCCCCACGGCCTCTACCCTTAACATTAATACCATAGATTTGATTCACATTTAGTGTAGTGGTTCCGTCAGGTAGCTTACCCATACCTGAGATACTGTTGCCAGTAATTGTAGAAAAACGAGCTTTAGTATAAACAGCCGCTGATTCCCCTGCGTAATAAAACTTAATATTATTAGTTCCTACAGGAGGAGCAGTAGTAAACGTAAGTGTAGTTCCGTCAAGAGTCCAAAGCGTAGTGTCGTCGGTATTTATCTGCTCAACATCATTAAGGTAAAGAGTACACTGCCCTTCATTAAGGCCGCTCTCTGTTACAGTAAATGTCTTGTTACTACCGTTACCACTGAAAGACTCAAAAGTACCTACCGCACCTATAGTATCAAATGTGTTGCCTGTAATAGTTACTTGCTTACCATAGATAAGCATTACGTTACAGTCAGTGCCTGACACAGTGCTGATATTTCTAAATGTGTTATTGGAAACACTAAGATTTCTCCAAATATCCTGCGATTCGTAAGTGTTACGTCCTACACGAATAGGTTTGTCTACTGTTATATTTTCAAACAAACAATTAGTAACTTTAAAAGAATTAACCGGCCTTTCTAAAGTAATACCACCACCACAGTTTTTTACTGTAATGTTATCTACGTGGAATTTATCTAAGACAGCACCGCTGACGCTGAAGACGTTCTTAAACAAAAACTTAAACCCTTCAAACTGCACATCCTTAACGTCAGTATCATTCCTTATATCGACAAAAACCTTTGTGTTGCCTACTGCTTTAATTGTACCCGTGCCTCGAATTTTTAAAGCACTAGCAGTCACCACGCCCTCTGAAGGCCAAGAGGACACTAAGAACACACCGTCAGGTACATAAATGGGTTGACCGGAATCAATAGCAGCTTTTACAGCCACTGTGTCGTTTGTAGCGCCATCACCTACCGCACCAAAAGACTTAATGCTACGGATGGTATCTTCATCTACTATAGGAGGTGTAGCGTAAACCACTTTACTCCCATCACAACGTAGTATGGCAGATTGCCCAGCGGGAATAGTTGGCCCTAGGCCCGCGTTGGGTTTCACTAGTATAGGCTTAGATGTAGCGTTCTCTACGCAGTATATTTTAGTTACACTGGGGACTTGAACCGTCGCAAGGGTGCCCGTTATTTGGCTATTAGTGTCGGTGAACTTTAGTATTGCGTTCCGCGCTTCAGATTCGGCGCCGTTCGCGGTAGTTAGGTTGTGGAAGTTGTTAGTCCACGTGTTAATTGTAACCTGTCCAGCTATGGCATCCTCAACCATAGAGGTTATGCCGTTGTTTATCTCGTTACCCCACGTGCCGGAAAGCTCTCCTTGGGTAGGGAGAGACAGCTTTAGGTTGGGAGTATACTGAGTAGCCATGGGGGTTCCTTAGGCTATACGTACAATAGCACTAGCCGCGTTGTTAGTAGGGAAAGTTACATTGAAGGTACTACTAGTTACTGTCTTACGGCCCCCAAAGTCTAGTACTGCTATAGCCTGATTACCGCCCCCAGACTTATATAGTAAAGCCCCACTCGCAGAGAAGGTTGCGGACGCCCAAGACACAGTATTAAAGCTGAGGGTGGCAGTCGTTCCATCAGAGGTAACTGGTATCAAAGTGGCAACGTTGCCCCCAGCAGTGTAATTCGTACCTGTGATCTCTCCGGTGGTAGTATAAACAGTAGTACTAGCGTCTAGGTTCATGTCGTCGCCATCGTATAGGGCTACCTTAAACGCCTGCGTAGTATCAGAACTAAAATCAAAGACTCCACTAAGCACGTCTACTTTAAAAGATGTTGTCTGTGTCTGGATTAGTGTGCTCATTATTATGCCCTGTAAGAGTCGTTAGCTAGTTTATCCGAACCTGCCATTAGCGCTTGTAGTGCGAGCATGTAGTGCTTCTCGTATAGGGCCACCATATCTTGTTCACCCTTAATAAACCGCATAGCTTCCATAAGTGCGCGGTTCAACAACGCTGCGTCGAAGTGCTCGCCTAGCCAAGTAGTAGTTGCGGTTACTATAGACTCTGGAGCGTATCCATACTGTATCTCCACTACGAAGTTCTGGCTGGGTGTGGGCCCAAGCAGCATCTGAGTCTGATTCAATAATGCGTAGTGCTTAGGTATCCCGGATATGATTGAACGTGGGTAAGCCTCACGAATGAAATTTACGTCCTTGTTGAGGAGTATGTGGTACGTACTATCGTCTTCCACCACTGCAATACTGTGTATGTACAAATAGTCGCTGGGTAGACCAAAAGTAGAGGTATTCTGCGACAGGTTGCCCGAAAAGGCTTTACGTAAAGCCGGTAACCGTACAGTGTTGTATATCTCTTGTTCGGCCTGCTGAATAAACATATCGAGCTGGGCAGTTGTGAATGTCTGCTCAACTATGTCTTGTATGTTTGTCTTTAATTCTGTGTAGTTCATGTAATAGTTACCGTAACTTGTCCAACCTCACCCGTAGCTACTAGGGCGTTGGCTGCTAATGAATCTGAAGGGCCGCCTACTGGGTTGTACCCCCACTGAATACCACGTGCGCTAACCTTAGCGCCTACCCCAAGACTTCTATCAGGGCGCGCGTCTCGCAACGCTTGTGGGTCATATACAGGAAACTCACCTAATTTGTTTTGTGGGTGGTCTCCATTCCAGCACGAAGGGCACGCCTTTATATTTGTGTCTACGCCTTTTCTAACTAAACTCTTTAGCTGCTTTAGTTTGTACCTAAAGCCACACAAGTCGCAGAATCCGAATGCCTTCTTACCAGAGGCGAACTTAGTCCCCATTACATATGTCCTATGCGGGGTACAAACCTAACTGGAGCCTTCTCCCTATCTTCCTGCGCCGCTAAATCAAACTGCTCTTCGTATATAGATTTTAACATGCTTACGCGATCTGTGAGTTCGGGTACCTTCATAGCGATATAATACGCTAACCCTGCTACTAGGCAAGGGAGGAAACGGAAGTTCATGTCCGCAGTCTCTACACCTGTGCCCGCGTCTTGTACTCTACGTAGGCGGTAGTAGTTTATCTTGTATCCTGCCTTATCTGGTACAGGCCACACGTTGATCTTGGGAGCGTCTCTTAGACGTTCAATAAATATTTGTATTGGTCTACCTTGTGTCAACTTGTTTGGGATAGTGGCATAAGTACTAACACTAATACGTGACAGGTTAAGGTCAGACTGAGTAGATACGTTACCTGCATCCGTTCGTAGTTGATGCTCTAGTAGGTCAATGGTATCGGCGGGGAGTGTGTACTGCGTCTGCCCCTTCACTAGGTCAATGCTACCTTCCTCGATAGTCCACATGTTGATGCCACGGTTCTGCCACTCGATAGTCATTAAGTTCATAGAGCGACGAGCAGTACGTAAGTCATATCCAGAACGCATTTCACGGCCTGCACGTTCCCACGCCTCCTCGGCAATATCCGTGAAGTCCATATCGAATGCTGTAGTATTTGATGTAGCCATTATCTTCCCCATCCTGACTTAGCTTTTTCTTTAGCTTTCTTAGATAGATCGCCGTAATGGAACAATCTTACACTAGTTTTACTATGATTTTTACCTGAGTGAAGAGTTCCGTCAGCCATTTTATGTAGGCCNCCCTTATGCTCTTTNCCGTCTTTTTTGTAGTGCTTAACGCCCATACCCATGGCTACTTCCTCCGCTTAGCAGGAGACACTCTACGTGGCTTGCCTGCTGGTTGCCCTAACCGCTTCTTCTCGGCTATCTTACTCTTCTTCTCCGCACTAGACATCTCACCTGAGGTCTTTGGAGTCTTAGATGTAACACGCTTAGAAGGACGGCAGTAAGGAGTACCCCTACCATCGCCTTTCTTTCTACCACAAGCCTTACCGGTCTTTACGTCTTTCCAATCTTCCTTGAACCAACGCTTTAGGGATGCACCCTTCTCGGTTTTGCGGACTTTGCCGCCCGACTTGTAGTCTTTACGCATTACTTACCCGCCTTCTTTTTACGGCACTTAGCGATAGCCCCAGACGCATACGCGGAAGGGAAGACCTTGTAGCTGGCCTTCACCTTCTTATAGCATGAGTCTTTTACGGTACCGCCTTTCTTGTAGTACCTACGCATTAGCGCATCTTACAGGCTTTACCACCACGGGCTTTGCCGTAACCACGAACCTTGCCGCCTTTCTTCATCTTAGGCATACCTGCGTTTGCTCCCATACCCATTTCGCCGCCCATAGCGCCAGCTTTTTTCTTACGCTCAGGTAGTTTCATCTTAGGCGGCAGATCTTTCTTAGGCGGTTTCTTAGGCATTGCTTTCTTCTTAGCCTTAGGATTCAATTTCTGTTCCTTTAGGTTTGCGATTGCCGCAGCAGCCTGTTCATCATCAAGCGGCATGTTGCCTTGCCCTTTCATAGGCATAACACCGCCACCTTCCTCATACGCTTGCATCTTTCCGCCTTTCATCATCTTAGGCATTTTCTTTTTGGCTTCTTCAGCCTCTGCCATACCTTCTTTCGTGTATGGGAATTTTTTACCAGCTACATTAGGCATCTTACCGCCCTCCAATTCTTTGGGTATTTGTGATCGTGAAATTGTCACCTAACACTTCCAACGCTTACGCGCCTGTCTTAATCTTGAGTTAGGGTCTTTTGCTGCTTTCGGGAACTTCTTCATCTGCCCTGCGGAACGTGCGCAGTAAGACTTACGTCTAGATGCGCGTTTTCCTTTAGGCTTATCTTCCGTTACAGCCGTTTTTAACTTGCTACCGGGGTTATTCTTTCGGTACTTCGCTACACCTTTAGCGGTCATGCCCGCACCGGATTTAGTAGGACGTTTGTCGCCGCTCTTCTGGCTCATCCCCTTCATGCCGGTGCCGACCTTC